GGAATTGTTTTACCCCGACAAAGACATCTTTACCCCCGATGAGGAAAAGGTATTCGCTCGCATGTGTGTGGAGTGTCCAGTCATGGAGATGTGCCTAGAGTGGGGGCTAGTCCATGAACGCAGCGGTATATGGGGTGGCACTACACCATTTCGTAGGCAGGCAGCACGCCGAGCCTTGAACATACAGGTCAGCGACCCACGAGGCATCGCTATGTGATACAGTAATCTCATTGGGCATCTCCCCTACGAAGGGGAAGCGTAGAGTAGGTGCCCATACAAAAGCCCCGCAGGGTTCCAGTCCTTTGCGGGGCTTCTGTATTTTACAAACCTAATTCTTTAGCAAGCATGAACACTTCATCAGATAAATCATCAAGCGTTCCATCGTTATACAACACATGTTTAAACATAAAGTTATCCATAGCATGTTCACTCTTGTGTGAATTAACTGGTGCATGATTGTGTCTATTCACACGCCACACTTGACCGCCATACTGCATGATTTCATTAGCCTCGTTAGGAAAGCGAACATCAGCAAACACAACTCTCTGTGATTCAACTTTATCAAAGGCTTGTTGCACCCAAAAGTTTTCACCAAATTGTTTACGACCTACCTCAGTACCAAACACTTGTAGCAAACGGCGTACCTCGGGGTTAGCCTTGGCTACATCCCATCCATACTCATCAACTAAATCAGCAACACGATTGCCACCTTCAACATAAGGATTGAGTGCATAGATTGCATCACGCATTGGGTCAGCAAACGATAGCCGTGTGTACCCATAGTTTAAACACAACAACTCAGCAACTGTATCTTTACCTGACTGTGCATATCCGCTCAAACCTATAATCATTTAAACAACTCCCTTGTACAATAAATAAAATTACCAAATGCAATGATGGTCATGGTTCCCCAAATCAAATGATAAACAAACTTGCTTACTTGTATCATTTCTTGATGTAACCAATCTGCTTGCGTTTAAACCAAGCAATCTTATCTCCCAGTGTATACATGTAATAACCCAAATCATTTAACAACAAACCAACACCAATCAGTGGTAGTCCTATCCAGTTCCATGGCTTCATGCGCTGGTACTTAGGCTTAATCATTGTCGGGTTTCCTGTATCTACGATTGTTCCATTGTGGTTGCTCGCCACCTAGTCTGTCTTGCAACTTGGTAAGCGCACGAGATACACGCTTGCGTAATGCTTCTTCACTAACGGAGTATTCAATGGCGAGCGCATCAAAGTCCATGCCACCACCATCAAACCTACGCTGCAGAAGAAACCTGTCTTGTTCGTTTAAACGCTCAAGTGCACCGCTTACATCAGACAACATAGCCTCACGATTCATACCTTCACTTGGCTTACTTGTGGTGCTAATGAACTCATCACCTTTAGGCGCTGCACTCTGTACCCATTGGTCATAGCGCCACACATCTTTAAGTAATTCTTGTAGCACCTCATGTGTGTAATAGAAAGCATCGGATGGTGATGACTTGCTCTTGTATGCACGCTCTTTAGCAGCAAACTTTTGTGATTCATTGTTAAATGTACGGCGTAGTTTAAACACCAATGAGTCTTGAGATTCCCACTCCTCAATCTTGTGCCAGTGTTCTACTGCCCAAAGATTCAAGTGTTGGAATACATCATCAACGGATACCAAGTTACGGTGTATACGCACACATCGTGTGGCACTGTAGCGTGCTACCTTGTATACACTTTCCCAAAGTTCCTCACTCTGTTGGTTCATTTTTTAATTTCCTCATCGCCATTAACAAATCATCTACTGTTATCAAGTATCCCTTGCTTTTGTTCGGGGGTATCTCGCAAGTAATCTCACGACCAAACTCTTTGATTGCATACAACACATGGTTCGTTGGCACCATGAGCACGCCCTTCTCTAGTACAAACGCCCAGTATGCAGCCTCTGTAACCATGATGCCCGATGGCTCCCATGATTTAGACTTCATAAACCAACACTCAACTTCAATGTATAAGTTGTTGGTTACCCACCACTTGCGGTCACGCTTGACCTCAATAGTTTTGCCTTCGGTTAATAACTCCTCTACTAACTTCTCACCTTTTCTACCGTATCCAAAATCTAAATCAAATGATGAGTTCTTTACCATTGTTTAAACACCCGCTCGCTTACGCAAGCCGTCTGCTCCTTCTGTTAGGTAGACATCGTTTACATCCTGACCCTCAGGCATGAACACAGGGAATACATTGTCTAGTTCTCTACTTAAATGCTTAGCCATCTCACGCCCTGCGTTGTCACCATCGCAAAGCAAGATAACCTTTGACCAATCAGCAAGCACACGAGTGTAAAAAGATTTCCAGTTGTTAGCGCCTGGCAATCCCACTGCGTTAAAGCCTGCTTGTGTAGCAACTACTGTGTCTAACTCACCCTCGCAGATAGCAAGTGTGTCTGCATCATTACTCAATGCATTGATGTTAAAGATGTGAGTCGTAGCCCCTGGTCTGCTCATGTACTTCGGACCATTATCAGCGTTTAAACTGCGGAAGCGTATGTCAATTACACCTGATGGTGTGAGGTATGGGATTGCTAACTTACCAATGTATGGTTCGTGTCCAATCTCAGGCTCTCTTACGAAGCCGAGGCGAAATGTACGAGCGGTCTGTTCTGTGATACCTCTGCTCGTCAGATACGGAAGTATCTCCGCTAGGTTTCTTTCGTAGTTCTCCGTTGCTCTCGCCAGTAATTCCTTCTGCGATTTGCTTAGCCTCATTAAACCCAACTCCTTCTCGTTTCATTATCAGGGAATACACATCACCAGCCATCTCACAACCAAAGCAACGGAAGCCACCGTTGTCTATGTTTAAACGGGCTGACTTAACTCTATCACCATGGAAAGCGCAACGCAGTGTGAACCACCCACGCCTACCATGTGGTATCTCAAATCCATAGTGCTCAAGAACTTTAACGATGTCATGTTTAGAGTTTTGCAAGGACATCACCCAGCCGTTGAACTACATAGGCATCCTCAATTCCTTTGTTAGATGCCTTGATAATCACCAATGGTGTTGGTGTTACCTTCATATTCTTAGACTTACGATAGTTCTCTGCTTCAACATACGCTTCACGCAACCAACCCGACAGGTCTACCTTGCCATCACGCCGTGGTGCCTTGGCTTCAATCACATAGATGTCGTTGTTTGCTGGTAGAAATACATCACCGATGTCATTGCGACCAGCACGAGGTAAGCGTTGAGCGTTTAAACCTTGCTGCATAAACCAATCAGCAAGGTCAATCTCGAAGGCTGCACCTCTACGCTTGTTACTCTGTTGTTGTGTTGCCATTTGTCTGCCTTTCTGCTGCAGCAGCAGCCTGCCAATACAACGCATAATAGTTATCGTCATAAGCAAAACGCTTCATGTGTTTAACACGAGCGCCAGTGTGTGCATAAACATCAACTCCAGCCTTCTTAAGATTGCGGAAGAATACGATGTCCTCACCAACAAAATGTTCGCCAAGGTTTTCTTGTTCAGCAAACACTGAATAGTCAGGTGAGATAGCACGCAACTTAGGCACAACACTACGATGCATAAGCGTTAAGCCTAAGCCAGCGCAGTCAACTTTGATAATCTCACTGGCTGGTAGTGGGTGGATGTATCTGATGTTGAACTCGTTACCTGTTTCGTTAAACAAAGCAGGCATCGGCTGCATCAATGATGACTCCATCTGCTTAGAAATAAAGTAAACGCCACTGATTACTGGCTTAGTGTTTTTGTCTGCTGTTTTCCATAGCATCTCAAGTACATCAAGGGTAAGCACAATATCTGAGTCAACCCATAACAACCAATCAGTTTTAACTTGGTCATACCACATGTCTAGTAATGCTTGGCGCTGTCTGCCAATCTGATTACCTTGCACACGGATGGCATTGTTCACCGCTAACTTGCGAGTTGGTGCAGTGATAGTGGTATACATAATGCCTTCGGCAAACTTGCCGTCAACTAAACCGTTATCACACCAGCCAATGGATAATGTTTCGTTATTGCTGTGTGCCATGGAACTCCTTTTCTGATTCATCAAGAACTTGGAGAGCGTTCTCTCCCATTTGTTTAAACGAGTTAGACATGTTAGCCAACTGTTCTGCTATTTCTTTTGTGCACTCAGGTCCATGGTCATCATTTAAATGTTCTGCTAACTGTGTTACATAGTCAGCGAACTGCATTGACTCCAACCAAATCTGATGTGGGTCATAAATCTTTTTAGCCACATCTTCCATGCGTTCTAGGACTTGAGGTATCTCAGTCTTGAGTGCTTCCTTTATCTCCGCTGGTAGATTCAGTTTCTGTACCATCTGCTCCATCTGTTGAGGAGTTACTGATAGAGCCAGTCCTAATGTATTCGTCATACTCTGACTCTGTGATGTCTTTGAACTGACCAGTTTCTTTATTCTGCCAAACAAGTGCCCTCCAACCAACGGTGTATGCGAGTGTCTTAGGCATAGCAATCATTAACTGTGCCTTGATGTCTATGAGGAGAGGCTTTGTTTCTACTGCAATCTCGTCTTTGACTTTTGATGCTGGGATTTCTCCTGCATTTTCAACTACTGTAAGTTCCCACTTACTCATGTATTCTCCTAAATTAACTGCATCGGTTCGTATGTAATAACATCTTGAATCTGCATTGATGCTGGTTCATACGATAACCACACTGGTGTACCACCAGTTGCATCTGCTGGACCATAACGGTTCTTAACTGCACAGACTCCCATTGTAGAAATCTGATTATGTACGGTAAGAATTAAACTCGGAGTCTGCGCCACCTTTCCATGCAGCGCTTTCTGTGGAGGACATGGGTTTCCTGGCACGCCTTCGCTAGTGTGGTGACACACAACTACTGCTGCTCCAGTTTCTCTAGCCCACCACTTGAGTTCTTTCATCAAGGTACGCAATCCGCCCCACTCATCTTGTGAATCCATCGTTACATCTACTGCGTTATCTAATACGATTAAACGCACATCCTCACCCAATCGCTCACGAGCAGCAAGAACTGCATCCTCAATGTCCTTAAGCGTTGGTGATGAATCAAACTCCCACATGATGTGGTCAGCAGGCTTGAGCATTTGTGCTGCCCAATCTCTATCTGCTTCCATCAATGGTTCAACATCTTGTTGTTGCTTACCTGTAAGTAATGCAAGTAGACGAAGGCTCATGGTGTGTGAGTGTGTATCTGCTGAAATGTAAAGAGTTGGAACTTTTGCACGGACTGCCAAGGACAGAGCAAGTGTTGACTTGCCTGCCCCTGGCGGTCCAGCAATCATGCTTACCTCGCCGTAACGGATTGCTATTTGTTGAGCAGCAAGTGATTGCCACACAACAGGAAGCGTGGCACCACCTTGTGATGCTGTCTTAATAGCACGGCTGAGTAGGCGCATGGTTTATGCAGGTACCTTGTTGTTGCAAGCCTGTCCCTGTGGCTGTGGGCATGCATAGAAGCCCTTGTATGGGCGACCAGTTGCCTTAGCAATACCTGCTGGTACTAAACGCATTGGTCCTGCACCGCATGTGCATTGTGGCGCACCTGCACCTGCTGGCTTATAGCCTGCTGGTGCTTGTGATACTACCTGTGCTCCAGGAAATGCTGCAGCGATTGCTGCTGGCACTGCTGGTGCTGCTGCTGCAGGTACTGCCATGCTTTCAACTGTCTGTTCAAGGTCAATCAATGCAGACATGCGTTGAGTAATTGCATCTAACAAACCATCTAGTTCAATGGCATCGTTGGCACGAAGGTTAATCAACATGCCGTCTTTCTTTGTCTTGAAGTTAATCTGAATTGCTGCTTCTGTGGTGCTCATTTGTTTTCTCCTATAAGTATTTCAGGGTAGAGGTGGGAGTCTTTACCGCCAACTGCATAGCACGCACTGTTAACAGAGCATGTGCCACACATGAAGCCAACTGATGGGATAAAGATTTTATTTTCCATGGCTATCTCAAAGCCCTTAGCCCATGAACCAAGGCGCGCCTCGGTGTATCGGTCAAGGTTCGCTGGCTGGGTAAGTTCCCCAGTGCGTGCCATAAAGTATGAGCCAAGTGCAGGGCGAACACCAAAGGTTTTCTCCACAAGAATTGCGTAGATACCAAGTTGAGTAAGGGACTTAGGTTCTTGAGAACTTGTCTTAATGTCCACGATTACTAACTCACCAGTCGGTGCAACCATCAGTCGGTCAAGGAACGCCTTGATAGGCACGCCTCCAACTTCCTGATTAAGTTCTGTTTCAATGGCTTGTTCACCAGTGGGTGTTTCCCACATAGTCCAGCCACTGTCTTGACGGAACTGTGTCCAAAAATCAATCATCTTTGGTCCAGCCTCAAGCCACCAAGTTGCATCCTCTTTGTTGGGATACGCCTTAGTAGCCCTTCCACCTGCACGCCACTCCATGCCGTTGTCAGCATCCTTGTAGTTGCGCTCCCACGCCTCAGTAAAGGCAGCGGTAGGGTCAAAGGTTTTATCTGTGCCATGGTATAGACGGTCATAAAGTTCAGTGCTTTCATGCACTGCTTTACCACCTGCTAACCAGTATGATGGTTGTTCAGGGACACGCTGGATTCGTGATAGGTAGAACTGCCAACCACAACTGAGCCATGTGTTTAGCGCAGAGTGGCTAACATAATTCTTACCTGTTACTTGTTCAAGTGTCATGTATCTTCCTTTCAATAGAGGAGATTACTACACAAAGTCTGCTCTATTGCACGACACGCCGAGGCTAAATTACACACATGTATTTTAAATTGTGACTACACTCCTGTTCGTGCAGCGAAAAAGTGTAATAGCGAGGCTCCTCAAGAGCCGAGCGAAGCCACCCATAGTTAACCTGCGTGGTATTCCCTCAAGTATATGCCTAAATTGTGGGCATCTTGTCTTTCAAGTTGGTTGCATGTTTGAAGATAACGACATAAGCCTATGGTTTACCGATGCTAAGTGTGCTGACTGTGGAGCACTGGTAACCGTACCTACACCAGCGGATGATAATGAAACTAATAATTCTGATTTTGATTGTGCTTAGCGAGCACTATGCATTGTACAAGATTTCGTACAACTTAGGCGTAAAGCGTGAACAACGAGCCAGACTGCGCCGTTTAAACACATTAAGAAAGTTGCTTGCTACTCGTGAGTAGTTATGACTACCGCTGCCCTAAGTGTGGCGTTGTCTTTACAGTCCAGCGTTCTATACATGCAGAGGCTGATGCTCCTATGTGCAGTGGCAACTGCAATACATTGATGGAAAGAATCTGGACTGCACCGCCAGTGAAGTTTAATACTGGTGGCTTCTATTCAACAGGCGGATAAAGCAAAAAAGCCCCCCGCTAAAAAGCGAGGGGCTATTCTGTTTAAACTTGCTATGCCTTCTTTGGGAAAGAATCCTTTGGATTCGCCCAACGCATAACGATTGGGATGATGGCTGCTACGCCAGCAGCAAGGAAGTCTTTAGGGGCTGTCTTACCTAGTGTGTAGGCTGTAACTGCGCCAGTAATAAAAGCACGAAGGTATGTACCACCAATGCTTGATAGTTGTTCTTTAAGTGTTGCACTCATTACTTGCTCCATTTCGGTCTGCCAAATCCCACAATGTAAGATGTGAGTTTGCGCTTGTTGTCTTTCTTATAGGCACGGATGCGTTCTGCTACCTGTCCTCCGTTGGCTTGACTGCCTTGTTTCTTTTCAGGGCTAGTGTTGCCTTCAATGGTTGTAACAGTGCCGTCAAGGTTATCCTTAACAACAATACCCACATGCTCTACAGGTGCACCGCCTTCAACAAAGTCAAAGAACACAATGTCGCCAGGCTTAGGCGATGCAGTTTCTGCATTGCTCCAAGCACCAGTTCCTTTGAACGCTTCAACTCCGCCAGGAGTCCACACCACATTAGGCATCTTGTATTTAACTTGGGCTGCACACCACATAACAAATGAGCCACACCACGGCTGGAAGTTATGCTTAGTAAAAGCACCGTACTTTGTTTCGTTATCTTTTGGACCTTCAACAGTCCCAACCTCAGCCTTGGCTACGGCTAGGAAATCATCTACTTGACTCATGAGTTCCTTTCACAAAGGATTCTATAGATGTCATCAACTCTTTGCTCTAATCTTGTAACTTGGTCCTTGACACTGCTGCCATGATTGGGCTTAAGTTCGGCTAATGTTTCTTTAATGTGATGTTTAAACCACCAACGGAACCATGCACCAGCAGTAATGATTACAAATAAATAACCGCTGATTGCAGTAGCCAACATAGATACATTATTAAGGTCAAGTTTCATTTGATTGCAGTATTCCTTTTATACGACAGTACGGGCTATGAGTGTGATGATTCCACCAAAGCCTGTGTAGTTACGGTTAGCAGGGGTAGAGCGTGTGAAAGTAACTTGGTCAATGATGATTTCAAATGGGTCGCCACCTGCGTTAAAATCTTGGAGAATAATAGTTTCTCCTTTGGCTTCAACATTTTCTAGCGCAAGCAAACGGTCCTTTGCATAACCTTCATAACCAATAATGTTGCCAGTCTTATCTGTTTCTTTGTCATAGCAGAACAAAGGTATCTGCAAAATACGAGCACGAGTAGGCGTAGGCAAAGCCTTGACTGCTATACCAACTACAACTGGACCAGTAGTTGCATCGGTTGAGTTGCGGTTAAGGTTTAGTTTAAACGATGCATCTGGTGTTGTATCTGGATATGCGTTAGCCAAATCAATATCGGCAGCGGTGCTTGTGCCTTCAAGTAAGTTGGTAACAAATGTATCTACCGTTGGTCCAATCTTGTATACTTCAATATCACCATTGGCTGTGTCGTCAGTAGTGCGAATACGAATACGCTTCCACGCTTTATTTTCCATAGTGTCATAACGAATACGACCAGTGCGAATCTGTCCTGTTTCAACTAATTCTGTTGTTGATTGAAGGTATATGCCATTTGAATCAATAGAGAAAGCAACTTGATTATTGTCACCAAATATACGAACTGAACGAACTGTTCCACTTGAGGCATCTGCATAAACATCTGTTGCTCTTGCATATACACCTGTTGATATAGGCTGTGCATAACCAATAAGAGTAATAGGTTGAGCAAGGTTAATACGAGTTGTGCCCGAGTTGCTGTTTACTCCAGCAGTATTGCCAGCCCAGATGTATGAATCTCTGCCTTCAAAATCATAAACACCATTGGCATTATGAAATACTAAAGGTCCATAAACCATGTCACCATTTTGGTCAAGGTTTGCAATGCGTGCACCCTTGTTAGTTCCAACCATTAAGTATGTTCCAAGGTAACTGTATAGTGAAGTAATAACTTCACCTCTTGGCATTACCGCTGCAGTAACAAGAGTTCCTAGCGCACCAGTATTATCTACTTGTAGTTTAAAAATTGTTGAGTGCTCACCAGCATAACCAGAAATATAGATAGCATTGCTTCCTTCTGTAATCCCAGCCCATAACCAACGATATGGCATAAGAGTTGAACCACTGATTGCAGTAAGGGTGCTAATGTTAATAGCGCCACCTTGATGACCAGAGCCAGTAAAAGTAAGTTCATAAGCCTTAGTGCTGTAATCATTGTAGGTAAGTGCAAAGATTGCACGGCTTTTAACAAACTTAATAACCGCACTAATGGGTGTTCCATTATCAATGGCATAATGCTGATGAACTGTGCCAGTAGTTAAATCAATATCATATAAAGCAGTAGTGGTTGCAATGTATAAGTTAGCGCCATCTGATGTTTGTGCAAGGATTGTTCGCACATCAAGTTGTGCATAGGTAATAAAAGATGCAGTAGTTCCTGCAGTAGTAATAGAATAAATTGCAGTAGATGGTGCAAGTCTTAGCGTTGTGCCACTTGCCATTGTGCCTGCAGTTGTTGCTGGAGTAATGGTAATTGTATTGGTGCCAATGGCTGTAACGGTTGTTGTGCTGGTAATGTTTGAACCAGCAGCCACACGCCAGCCAGTTGATATACCAGCAGTGCTTGCAACTGTTAATGTAGTAGAGCCAGATGCTGCTGATGTAGTTGTGGTAGTAGTAATAATTGGTTCTGTATCTACAGCATACAAAGTTGGAGAGCCATTAGAACCACTGGCAAGTGTTGTTTTGCCACGCATAGTTAGAACTTTATTTGTCTTGGGTAATAATGTAAGTTGCCCAGGAGTCCATACATCTATGCCATAGGAGTCACGGAAGCGGAAGCGAACTTCGTTATCGTTACCTTCCATTGGCTCAGTAAATTGGATACCTTCGCCGTAATGCCATGATGATTGGCTTCGTGTCCAGTAACCTGAACCAGCAAGCGTGTGCTCACCTGGGTCACGCATCTGGTCCACACGCTGAGCACGAAACTCTGCAGTCTGTCGCTTGTATGGTGTGCTATCTGTAACTGCCATAATAAATGGCAAGCCACCAAGAGCCACATCAAATGCATTACCGTTTAAATCATAGTAAGTTGATACGCGACCTGAAAGGTCAATGATAGTGCGTTCGGTAATATCTGGACTGCGTGATACCACTATGACTCCTTTGTATTAAGACATAAAAATATGAGCAGTTTAAACCCATGCTCAGGGGTAATAACTATTTGTTATTTAGTATGCTTGAATCCAAGAAGTTGTTGTTTCATCCCATGTGTATGGATGACCATCTGTAGGGTATTCAACTGGTGCTTCCCAAATGTATGTATTTGAATTAAGATTCCAAGAATTAAATGGGCGCGGTGCAGCAAATCCTGTGCCATCCCATGTATAACCGATACCTGCATAGTTTTTATGCAACGGTGTTTTACCTAATGTATGAGTGTTACCAATAGTGTTGTACGAAGTTTGTATCCAAGTGCCACCAAGATTGGTTTCACACCACTCTGCAGTATCAGCAACAATAACTTGTTCAACAATGCCATTTACCACTTTAGCAAAATGTGCCATTATTCTTTATCCTTATCTTCACCATACAATGTTACGGCGTTAAGTAACTTAACATCACGCTTAGTTACAATTCCGCCTTTATCATCAAGTTGTGTTTTAGCAGTTGTTTCATCATCTGCAATAATATGAACCAACATAGTTACTTCATAACTAAAACATTGAGTTTTCTTTTGTTCTTTAATTTGAGTTACATTATCTTTAGACATTTAATCTCCTAAATTAAACTGCATAACGGATGATAACAATACCAGAACCACCAGCAGCACCGTACATTGACATACCATTGCCTGTATTGTTATTGGAACCGCCACCACCACCGCCAGTTGCTGCTGTTCCAGCAACACCTATTGAAGAATTAGTTGCAGCAGCACCACCGCCACCGTAACCGCCAGCCTTGCCACCTGCAGTTGTAAAGTCTCCACCGCCACCGCCACCTGCGTAATAGTAGTGACTTGAAACTAATTCACCAGTACCAGTTGCAGCGCCCATTGCATCAATAAATGCAAATGGTCCTGTAGTTCCACCAACTGATGTGTTATATGTAGCGCCAATACCACCAACGCCACCACCAGTAGAATCGCTACCGTTGGCACCCACGCCACCAGCACCACCGCCACCACCGTTACCTCTTGCATTGGAATTTGTAGTACCAGAACCACCAGCATAACCTTGACCAGATGTACCGCTACCACCAGCAAGTCCACCAGCATCAGAGTTAGCACCACCACCTCCAGAACCACCATTGCTACCAGTGGTTCCAGCATAAGCAGAACCTCCACCACCACCTGCGATTGCAGTTGAAGATATTGCTCCACCAATTATAGATGAGTTGTTGCCATTGTTTCCTGTTGTATTTGATGACTGCGGTGCACCACCTGCGCCAACGGTAATAGTGTAATTAGTTGCGTTAGCAAATGATTGTGATGATAGACCAATTAAACCACCAGCACCACCGCCTGCAGCACGACCACCGCCACCCCCTCCACCGCCTGCAACAATTAAAACATCTGCTCCAGTAATTGATTGAAGTGGTGTAAATGTGCCAGAGTTTTTAAACACTTGATACCAGTATCCACCAGATTGGTAAATGCTTCCGCCAAGTGCTTTAGCAAGTCCTGTATAAAAACTTCCTGATGACAAAAATGTATGAATTGTATTTCCACCTGATGTGGTTACAGTTCCACCTGTTGCTTTTTGAGTGGTTCCTGAATAACGAAGAATAACAATACCAGAGCCACCGTTACCGCCATCGCTTCCGTAAACTCCAGTTTTACCAGAACCACCACCAGCACCACCGCCAGTATTTGCGGTACCGTTTCCACCATTTGCTGCTGGAGATGGTTGATTATATTGACCAGCAGCACCACCGCCACCAGTTCCAGCAGTTCCAGTAGTAGCACCAAAATGGTTTCCACCAGCGCCACCACCTGCATAAGTTACAGATGTGCCTGTAATTAAAACTGCTACACCATTACCACCATTACCAGCAGCACCGCCAGCAGAACCAGAGCCATTGGTACCAGCAGCACCAGCACCTCCACCACCTGCAGAACCAGAAGAAGTAGTACCAGCAGCACCGCCAGCATAACCTTGATTAGATGTACCAGCGCCAGCCGTACCTGCAGATGAAGCAGAAGATTCTCCTCCACCACCAGAACCGCCTGACAAGCCATTAGGTGCTGTATATCTACCGCCACCTCCTCCGCCAGTGGATGTAACTGTTGAAAATACTGAGTCACTTCCATTTGTAACACTAAGTGAGTCGTTTCCTCCACGCCCACCTGCGCCAACAATTACAGTGTAAGAAGTATTTAATGATACAGTTATTGCAGATTCTAATGTGCCACCGCCACCAGTTGCAGTAACAGTTGAACGAAGTCCACCTGCTCCACCACCAGCGCGACCTGAACCACCACCACCCGCAACAACAAGATAATCAACAGATATTCCAAGGCGACCGCTAATTTGAGATGCAGTAATTCCTTTTAAAATAGGCATTAGGAAATATCCCCCACAATCGTAACTGTAGGTGTACTGCCTCCTGTTTTAAAGTAGACAGTAGCACCTGCATATTGAGCACGAATCTTAGGTGCTGCTGTTGTAGCACCAGTAGAAACGATAGTAACGCTTGTACCTGCTGCAAAGGTAACTTGACCAGCACCCTCTTGCAAAATTGTGATGTTGTCTCCAGCATTAAAAATGCTAGGTGGAACTGTAACTGTTGTTGATGATGCACTGGTTGTTGTAACAATGTTATTAGCATCAGTCAAGGCTAATGTGTAAGTTGTACCAGATGTTGTACCAGTGGTTGCACGCTGCTTAGCCAGTGGCACGCCACCTGCTGTTGAGCCATCGTGTACTACTACTGTGTTCTTTGTAGTATCAACTGTCAGTTCACCAGCAAGCCCTGTAAAGGAAGTGTGAGCAGAAGTTGTACCTCGTCTGCGTTGAAATGCAAATGCCATTATACTGTTCCCCAATCTGAGAGGCTTGTCCAGGAAGCAACTGTTCCATTATTTGTTAAGAAGTAACCACTAACACCTGCGGTGATAGCGGGTATGTAACCTGCAGCAGCAGTGGCACTAGCAGCAGCAGATGCAGCGGATGTAGCAGCAGCAGTTGCTGAGGCAGCAGCCGATGTTGCCGAAGTTGCAGCAGCCGTTGCACTTGCTGCAGCAGAAGTAGCGCTAGTAGCAGCAGCCGTTTGGCTTGCAGCAGCGCTAGTTGCACTGGTTGAAGCAGAGGTAGCAGATGTTGCTGCCTGTGCTGCGACTGTTGCAATATTGATATATGTTGTTGATGTTGTATCTGTGTCTGTAATTAAACCCATGTCACGAACAAGACCAGAACCAGTTTGTCCAGTGATTGCTACATAAGAAGCATCTGCACTGGTTGCGCTTGTTAAAGCACTTGAAGCAGAAGTTGCAGCCTGAGCAGATGAAGCAGAGGCATTAGATGCACTAGCAGCAGCGCTTGTAGCACTGATGGCTGCAGCAGATGAACTTGCAGCAGCAGCCGTAGCAGATGCAGCAGCACTGGTAGCGCTTGTGGCTGCAGATGTTGCAGATGTGGCTGCGTTAGTAGCATAAGTTACTGCGCTTGCTGCAGAACCTGATGCTGTAGTAGCAGAGGCTGCTGCACTTGTAGCACTGGTAGCAGCAGCAGTTGCAGAAGCAGCAGCAGAAGTAGCAGAAGTAGCAGCAGCAGAAGCGCTTGCAGCAGCAGCGGAAGTAGATGCAGCAGCACTAGCAGCAGAAGTTGCTGCTGCTGTTGCACTTGCAGCAGCGCTAGTTGCAGATGTTGCAGCAGCAGTCTGTGAAGTTAATGCTGATGAAGCAGAGGTTGCTGCGCTTGTGGCTGATGTAGCAGCACTTGTAGCGCTAGTTGCAGCAGCAGTTGCATAAGATTGGTTGCTTGTAATTAAACCATCTACATACGACTTAGGTGCTGCAGATGATGTAGACATACCAACAGATGAAAGACCAGTAATAACTGGGCTACCTGAAATTGTAGGGCTAGTAATTGTAGGGGTGGCAAGTGTTCCGCCAGAGATTGTTCCACTTGACATATCTACAGTAGAAGCAATGGTTGTGCCTGTGCCTAAAGTTTTGCGTGTAAGGGTTACTGCTTGAGTAGAACCAACTACTGAGCCATCGCCCGATGCAAGTCCGTGAACATGTGAATCAACACCTGAAAGAATTGATGAGTCTGCATCATAACCACGAGCAGCAATATGTGTTTGTAATTCTTTAAACTCACGAGCAGATACGCCGTGGCGCACTGATGAACCAGCAGAGTGTGCTACTGCCTGAGTTAAATCTTGTCCACGAATAATTGTAAGAGTAGTTCCAACAACCGCCGTTACTGTGACTACTTCTTCTTTATTGGTATCTGGTCCAAGGATTAAAGTAAATGGCGCTGATGGAAAACCACTGACAGAAACAACAGCAACAGAGGTTGTAGTATCACCTGTTGCTGCAGATGTAATGGAGTTAACCAGCGTTGTTTCAATCGCTGTTGCGGAGTAGTTCCGCTTTCTAGTACCTGGGTCGCCTGCTGCCATGGTTTACCTGCTATCTCTGGTAGTGTGAACGAATTGGGAACTGACGGCGTTGGTTCTCCGCCACTTCGTTTAAACGAGTGTTGTAAACATTGAACAAGAAGCGTGCTGCGTTTTCACCACTTCGTGCTCCACGCTGATTGTCAAGAACATCTGCTTCTGCAGAT